TCAATATGAATGATACATTCATGAATACTTGATGGAAGGATTACAAGGTTACTATTATATTCCCTTGCAATATTGCTTAACAACTCTTTATCACAAATTGCAACTGCTCCATTTACCTTTTCCTTATTTGTAACAATAATCATTTTTGCTTCATCCATATCGAAAAGTTCGTCACAACCTATCATATTGGCAAGCATCTTTGCCATATCTTCAACAAGAATATTTTCTTTTGCATTTAACAACGCTCTTGCAAAAATCTCATCTTCGCTTACTTCTTTAAACATTCCTGGCTTTACCTTGTATGTAGCATCTTCTGCGACTTTTACCCTGACATACATTTCCATATCAAGATAATTTCTCTTTAAAATATCCTCATTTGTTTTTCTCTGTAAACAAAGTTGTAAGTTATTCTTTGCGTAATCCCACTTTACGATCTTATCCGTATTTATATCCATTTTTGGAATGTTTTCATAAATATTAATAATTTCACTTACACACTCATCCACTGTATAATTTAAGTCGGGATAAATAGTAGGTCTTATTGTACCTTCACCTATAATTATTCCGACTTTTTCAACTCCATTTTTTACCACTGTTGTACTTTCTGCCTTGTATCCTTTATTGTTTAACTCCATAATAATTTCGTTCATCATAATTTTTTACCTGCCTTTCTTCTAATGAAATATTTACTTGTTAAAAACCTCATCCATGAACATTGTGTCTAAATAATGAGCAAGAATGTTAAACTCATTTGAGTTCTGTAATTTCTCAAATGACTCTGCTACACACTCTTTTTCATTTTGGATATCTTCTGTATCGTCTGAAAAATCTCTATTAAATTCAAGCAGTTTTTCAGCCATTTGCATTGGTGTGTGTTCATATTCTTTCCCCATATTTGTTTATTCCTCCTCTATACTATTTGCGCCATCTGCAAATCCATCGTCATAACCCTTGTTATACATTGGGTTCTCGAACTTCGTGTTTACTATTGGACTATCTTCTTCAATGCCAAAGAAAGATTTCTCTTCCTCTGACATCTCACAGATTTCGTCAAAATATTCAAATGCACTTTCTCTGTCGTCAGAGATTAAGCCATCCTTGAAAAGCGTTGCTAACTCTTCTAATCTACAACGTGGGATGTATCCCTCTTCAGTTTTGTATCTAAAAGCATCAATCGCTTTTGCTAATGCTTCTGCTTTTGATATTGGTGAAAATTCACCAAAGTTGTAATAGACATATGTCCATGCCCATTCACCTTTTGCCTTGTCAAGACCATTGACTACCGCATATTCATCCATCCGTGTTTTACGGAGAATCAATGCATAGTCATTTTTCTCCATTATTACTTCATATCTCATATTCGTTTTACCTCCTACTGCTAATCTTACTTAATACGTCTCTGCCACCCTTTAGCGAATGCCTTTTACATTCACCAAGCCATAGCATTCTGTTTAACGACTCTGGAAGACTTATTACATCTCCCTTTTCATTCTCATATATGTAATGAGAACCTGATTTCCGTTTGATATGGTATCCGTTCATCTCCATTACTGGATTGACGACACGGATATCACTATGCCATCTTTTGCTCATTTGTTTTCTCTCCTTTTATTTATTTGACCGTATAGCCGTTATCTCAGCTATTATGCATTATTTATGCATATACCATAACTATGCACCTCCTTTGCATATAGTTATTCTCTTAAATTGCCTTCTTTCTTGTTGCTTTTTTCTTTGTTGCTGTAAATGGACTTTCCATTTCGTAACGTACAATTTCTGACAGATAATCAAAAATCTGTGCCTGTGTTTTATCCATGATATTTTCAACAAAGTATTCAGTTCCTTTACAATGCTTAATCAATGCTTGTTCCATCTCATCTGTTCTGCCTTCGCAGTAAGCATATAATGCTTTCAAGGCACGAATAATTTTTGCAGTATATGCTTTTCCGTTGTAAGAATCTGCATAACCATTCCATTTGAGTTTGCCAAGTAGAGTAAGCATTGAATCAAGAAGTTCAGGATTTGTCTTTGTAAATCCAATTCCATCGGAAATTGAAGTTAATACACCAACTGTATTCTCTGTCTCATCGTCTCCCTTAACGGCTACATTATGCTTATGACAAATATCACGTAAAGCAGTATATTCTGGTTTCCCTGCTGCAAGAGCTGCATGATATATATCCATTGGTTGCATCTTTGCACGGTCTGTTGACTGACTAAGAAACAAATCAATTGCTTCTTCAAGACTACATTCCATTACTTCAACAACTACATCTTCCTTCTTTGCCTTGAATGCACCATAAATTCTGTGCTGTCCGTCAATGCAAAGAAGTAATCCATTGTAAAGTAATACCTTCGGCTCATCCCATTTATATGAGTTGTAGTTATTACCTATTGAATAAGCCCTTGCAAGTTTGATTCTTCTCTGCCACTCTGGTATATGAATCTGTTTTGGATCAACAACCATGAGCAGTTTATCTCCAATTCTAGAATTATTCTTAGCTGCCTTTATCATATTCGCAATCAGAAGCTTCTCTGTTTTACCTGTGAATCCCTCTGCATTCCGTACTTCCTGCATTTCCATTTCTGCCTCTTTCGCTTTTAAATAAACTCTCTTACACATAATTGTGTCCTCCTTAATTAATATTTTTTGTATAAAAATAACGGCTTGCCTTTTGACAAACCGTTTAGTAACTAAATTATAGGCTCATTCAAGCCTAACTCTTTTCGGATTTCGCTTGTCCAATAACGAACATTCTCTAAATCTTCTCCGTTTGCTATATCTTCATCGAGATTAGCAAGAAGAACTTTTATTGAATTTGCGACTTTTCCGTTTTCTTTTGACCATTCAAAATCTCGCAAATAATTATATGCATTCTCTGCTATCTCGATTGGTGCGAAACCGCCTTTCCAATGCGCATTCGCATAGTCTGAAATAAGATAAAATTCTCTGTAGTCCATCATATACTATATCTCCCTTCTACCTGTAATAGTCAAAGTAAAATTCTGCCTTGCTACTACAGTTATTTTTGTGTAACCTTTTCTTTTTAATGAACGGATTGCCTTCCGCTCGTTGTATATTGGAACGTTGAATAGTGTGTAACTCATGCTGCATCCTCCTTCAATAATACATATTCAAGATAATCAGTTTCTGTTGCGAATAACTGATATCTGCTTTCGCTTTTCAGCCATCCCATGAATCCATCTGGTACTGGATATCCTTTTACCATTGTTGTTTACCTCCTTTACAGTAATGCGGATAAAATTTCCGCAAAGCTCTTGTGTGGTTTAGTTTTGTTCCTCTGTTTTCTCTTTGCTGCAAGCTCCTCTGCATACTTCATGTTTGAGTACGCTATTTCTGCTTCTGGTCTTGTGTCTATAATTTCTGCTCCGTTATATGCACGGAATATAATTGCTTTTTGCATTTATTTATTCTCCCTTCTGTACGTAATCGAACCTTTCGATTACATCATCTGTATAATTTGTCTCTGGGTTGTAAATCAAATATGTCGTGACTGTATCTCCCTTTGTACAATCAACATCTGCATATGAGATATAGTTATAATCTGAATCTGCGTTTTGAATTGCTCCGTTTTTCTCATCGTCTGTGACTGTTCCCACACATTTCTCTATGATTAATTTGCCTTGTCTGTTGACAAGGATATCTTCTGTAAGTTCAGAAGAATCATAGACTTGACAGATATTATCTGTTTCCGTTTCACTGGGAATCACGTTTACATTTGGTTCAAAATCGTAACTATCGGTTGATGTACTGATAGTCAACTTATTTTCGCTTGCATAGTAGTCTATTGAATCAATATCATTGACTACTAAGTATTGTTTTGCGTTTGGCTTTGGCTCAACTATTTTCTGTGTAGACATTGTTTTGCCTATTAAAAAAGCACTCATTACGAGTGCTGTTGTTGTTAGTG